GATCTGTGCTGCCCCAAATACGAGATCAGATGTACAACAAGAACGTAGCCAAGCTAACAGCAGCAGATTTCCCAGACTCATTTAAAAACAACCGCGTTATCATTGAGACTATTGAGTTCAGTAACTCTTCTAAGATCAGGTCCGCATATAAGAAAGCAGGCATTACGCCTGAGATTGTACAACAGTATATTGAGAACGGGACGGTTGAAGACAGTGAGCACGTACTAGTAAATATCCTCCGCGCCCGCCAACTGGCAGAATCATTCAAGATCCCTGACCTTGTTGAGATGACTGAAGATTTGGTAGCAGAAGGTAAGAGCGTTGTATTATTCGTAAACTTTTCTGATACGGTCCAGACTCTATGCCAGAACCTAAACTGCGATAGAGTCGAAGGAGGGCAATCCGCAGAAGATCGGCAGAATGCTATCGACCGTTTCCAAAACGA